CCGATTCCAGGAAAGTATGATTGGGTGGTCAGTTTTGATCTCAATAGTCTGTATCCTCACCTTATTATGCAATATAACATTTCCCCAGAGACCCTCAGGGAAGCTAGACATCCCAGTGCGAGCGTTGAAGGGTTCCTAAACAAGGAAGTTAAGATTGATGGGGATTATGCAGTTTGTGCAAATGGAGCGCAATATAGGAAGGATGTGCGAGGATTCCTTCCTGAACTTATGGATAAGATGTACAATGAAAGAGTCATCTTCAAGAAGAGAATGCTTAAAGCAAAACAGGCTTATGAAAAGAACCCTTCTATTGAACTCACTAAAGAGATTGCTAGATGTAACAATATTCAGATGGCAAAGAAGATATCTCTTAACAGTGCTTATGGTGCTATTGGCAATCAGTATTTTCGATACTACAAATTGGCTAATGCTGAAGCCATTACCTTGAGTGGACAAGTATCCATTCGTTGGATTGAAAACAAAATGAATGAAAAGATCAATAAGATCTTAAAAACACAGGAGGTTGATTATGTTATTGCTTCAGATACTGATTCCATCTACCTTAATTTGGGTCCTCTGGTTGAGCGTGTATACGAAGGACGAGAGAAAACTAATCAGAATGTTGTTGGGTTCCTTAACAAGGTGTGTGAGAATGAATTTGAACCTTTTATTGAAGGTGCTTATGAAGCGTTGGCCAGGTATCTAAATGCATATGAGCAAAAGATGTTCATGAAGAGGGAGAACATTGCTGAGAGGGGTATCTGGACTGCTAAGAAGAGATACATTCTAAATGTATGGGATAGTGAGGGTGTAAGATATGATGAACCCAAACTTAAGATGATGGGTATTGAAGCAGTCAAGTCCTCAACACCTGCGCCATGTAGACAGATGATTAAGGATGGTCTTAAGATCATGATGAGTGGCACTGAAGAAGATGTAATTAAGTTTATTGATAACTCAAGAAAGGAATTCAAAAAACTGCCACCAGAGGATATTGCTTTTCCTAGAACAGTATCAGATGTTAAGAAGTATAAGGCATCTTCTACCATCTATACTAAGGGAACTCCCATACATGCAAGGGGTGCTCTCCTTTTCAATCATTATATAGAGAAGAGTAATTTGACAAATAAATACTCACTCATACAGAATGGTGAGAAGATTAAGTTTTGCTATCTTAAGAAACCTAATGTTATACATGAAAATGTTATATCATTTATTCAGGATTTTCCTAGAGAGCTTGGTCTTGACAAGTACATTGATTATGATCTACAATTTGAGAAGTCATTCTTGGAACCACTCAAGATAATTCTTGATGCCATTGGATGGAATGTAGAGAAAACTGTTAATTTGGAATTATTCTTTGGATGATATGGATTTTTTAAAAGACATTGTAAAAGAAATAGGTAATGAATATACCCAACTGGCATCAGATATTGATGAAACTGAAAGATATGTGGACACAGGTTCGTACATTTTTAATGGACTTGTATCAGGTAGCATATATGGTGGGGTATCTGGGAACAAGATTACTGCTATTGCTGGTGAATCTAGCACTGGAAAAACTTTCTTCTCTCTCGCTGTTGTTAAAAATTTTCTTGACTCTAATCCTGATGGGTATTGCTTATATTTTGATACAGAAGCCGCAGTTAATAAACCCTTATTGGAATCTAGGGGTATAGATCTAAATAGAGTAGTAGTTATAAACGTAGTTACTATTGAGGAGTTTAGGTCTAAAGCACTTAAAGCAATAGACATATATCTTAAAAAGGACACAGAAGAGCGTAAGCCTTGTATGTTTGTGTTAGACTCCCTTGGAATGCTTTCTACTGAAAAAGAAATCACTGATGCTTTGAATGATAAGCAAGTTCGTGATATGACCAAATCACAGTTGGTCAAAGGAGCATTCAGAATGTTAACACTTAAACTTGGCCAAGCTAATGTCCCACTCATTGTCACAAACCATACGTATGATGTCATCGGAGCTTATGTCCCAACGAAAGAAATGGGTGGGGGTAGTGGACTCAAATATGCAGCGAGTACAATCATTTATCTTAGCAAGAAGAAAGAAAAAGATGGAAAAGAAATCATTGGAAACATTATCAAAGCAAAGACTCACAAATCACGTTTAAGTAAGGAGAATAAAACAGTTGAGATACGTCTTTACTATGATGATCGTGGTCTTGATAGGTATTATGGTCTTCTGGAACTCGGTGAGATTGGAGGACTCTGGAAAAATGTCGCAGGAAGATATGAAATTGGTGGCAAAAAGTTATATGCAAAGCAGATACTTGCAGAACCAGAAACTTATTTTACTAGTGAGGTAATGCAAGCTCTTGATGAGATAGCACAAAAGGAATTTAGTTATGGAGAAAATTGAGTTTCTAATTCTTAGAAACTTAATATACAATGAGGAGTATGCTAGAAAGGTAATACCTTTTATTAAGGATGATTACTTTGAAGATCAGAAACAAAAGATTATCTTCCAAGAAATTTCTAGTTTCATTCAACAGTATAATAAGTTAGCAACTAAAGAGATACTCTCTATTGAGGTAGAGAAACGTAGTGATATTAATGATACTCTTTTTGCAGAGATAGTTGATATCATTTCTTCTTTTGAAGATGAAGTTGGTGAGTTGGATTGGTTAATAGATTCTACTGAGAAGTGGTGTCGTGATCGTGCTATATATTTGGCACTGATGGAATCAATTCAGTTAGCAGATGGAAAAGATGAATCCAAAGGAAGGGATGCTATTCCTAGTATTCTCTCTGATGCTCTTTCTGTTTCTTTTGATAATCATGTAGGACACGACTATCTTCAAGACTATGAGCAAAGGTTTGAATCGTACCACAAGAAAGAAGATCGCATTCCCTTTGATCTTGAATATTTTAACAAGATTACAAAAGGGGGTTTACCAAACAAAACTCTCAACATTGCTCTGGCTGGCACAGGGGTTGGAAAGAGTTTATTTATGTGTCATGTGGCTAGCAGTGCTCTCATCCAAGGGAAAAATGTCCTCTACATCACTCTTGAAATGGCAGAGGAGAAGATTGCGGAGAGGATTGATGCTAACTTACTTAATGTCAATATACAAGATATAACAGATTTACCTAAACCAATATTTGATGATAAGGTTGAGGATCTTGCTAAGAAAACACAGGGAACATTAATTATAAAAGAATACCCTACAGCATCTGCTCATAGTGGACACTTTAAATCGCTCTTAAATGAGTTAGCATTGAAGAAATCATTTAGACCTGATATAATATTCATTGATTACTTAAACATATGTGCATCATCAAGGTACAGAGCAAATGGTAATGTCAACTCGTACTCTTACATTAAGGCGATTGCGGAAGAACTTAGGGGATTGGCTGTGGAGGCGAATCTACCAATTGTCAGTGCTACTCAAACTACTCGTTCTGGTTATGGCTCTAGTGATGTTGAGCTTACTGACACTTCAGAATCCTTTGGACTCCCTGCTACTGCTGATCTTATGTTCGCTCTCATATCTACTGAGGAATTGGAATCCTTAAATCAAATACTAGTAAAACAATTAAAGAACAGATACAATGACCCTACTGTCAGGAAAAGATTTGTTGTGGGTATTGATAGAGCAAAGATGAGATTGTATGATTGTGAGCAGACAGCACAACAAGATATGGTTGACAAGGGAGAGGGAGAAGATTATAATGCTAAGGAAGAAAAAGTTAAGAAATCTTTTGAGGGGTTTAAATTCTAATGCCAGTTGATACAGAAAAATACGTTCAATTTGTTGAAGGAGTCACTAGTAATGAAAGTCTTCACTACCCATCATTACTCAGCAGAATGAATAAGTTGGAATTAGAGGATGATTGCAATGTTCCTCAGTTGTTGACTGCTGCCCTTGGATTGACTGCAGAGTCAGGTGAGTTCACTGAGATAGTAAAGAAGATTATCTTGCAAGGCAAACCATACAATGAAGATAATGCTTTTCATATGAAGAGAGAACTGGGTGATATCTGTTGGTATGTTGCACAGGCATGTATGGCACTTGATACTTCCTTTGATGAGATACTTGTATTGAATGTAGATAAGTTAAAGAAGAGATATCCTGGTGGTGAGTTTGATGTACAAAGATCAGAGAATAGAAAGGAGGGTGATATCTAAATACTTAGAAAATGTTTATAAATGGCTAAGACTAAAGAACAAGAACAAGCTTCTCTAACTGCTTTTTATTATGCCATTGAAAAAGGTGCTCCTTTAGATATTAATGATGATGATATAGATTATCTTAAAAAAATAAAGCCAGATAAAAGAAATTTGTCTGATGAATTAAAGTTAGATATTTTTAAAGTTTACCCTGATTGTCCTAAGAGTTGGTATGAGACTTTTTTAAAACAAGCTAAAGCTTTAATTGGATTTTTAGATCATAAAGAGGGTACTAAAGATACAGGATATATGTATGCTAGATGGGGGAAAAATGGTCAAAGTGAACCAGTAGATACTATTCCAAAGGACAGTAGAACTAATGTGGGTGATCAAATTTACGCATTGTTTACTAAAGAACAAAAAGCATTATTTGGAACAGGAGATGTTTCTGATAGTTGGAACCCTATGGATGTTTA